TATGTATCAATACCCATATTATCAGGTTTCCAGTCAATATACATAATACCTAAACTTTGTAGAAAGTTCTTAACCACTAATGCGTCAGAAATGAGTGTTTTTTTATCATAATCCTTCTCTGTAATGATAGGTGTCAAAAGTTCAATATCGATATAACTATCTGTAATACGATAGATTTTTACTATATTCGGGTGTGGGTTATTTTTAAGGATTTTACATATTGCAAGTTCAGAAATACTCGCCCCATATTTTCTAAAAAAGTTCTTACCTCTATACTTTTCATCAAGATTTGTTACTTCAGAACCTCTAAATTGTTTAGAACGACCACTTCTTCGTGTTTTCCGCTTGTATATTTTATTACGCCTTGATTCAACCATATATTATATATTTATATTTTCAGTATAATTTCCATTCTTTTTATAATGATTTATTGCACTTAATATATAATCGGAAGAGTGTTGTTTTCCTACCATTCCTAAATAGGATGAATTCTATTTTAACGCCTAAAAATGCTGAAAACGCTCATTTAAAATCCGCACGGGCCTAAAATCCGCATGAGTCTAAAAGCACATTACAGCCTCAAATACAGCGAATCACAGACCGCCATATCCCTCATGACCTTTTCCTCCACTCCCCGCATTTTTTCTAGCATCTCCGTGTCCTTGGCCAGAGTTGCTAGAGAACGCAATTCCTCTAACAGATTTCCAACTTTCGATAGAAGCCGCGTGAAATTCCCCTCGTAGCAGTCATAGTCCATACACAGCTGGTGTAGGGTGGCACCTTGAAGCCATAACCATACCGGCTCTACCCAGGCCGTATTCAACTCCCAATAGGAATTGCGAGGGGGATGTTTCAATTCAAAGCGCTGATTCTCGCTCGCTGTTCTCTGTATGTTCTCTAGGGCGTGTATGACTTCTTGAGGCACATCCAATGACTGGAGAGAAGGCATCTCCTTCCCCTCTTGTAGAAAGGCGGTCAGCACGGCGAGAATCATCTCCGCGCTCAGCTCCTTCAATAGGCCCTGCGAATATGCCTGCGTCATAAGAATAGGATGGCCCTCATTTATTTCTGTCGCCATGGTGCCCAGGCTCGTGAGCCGTAAGTCGGTAACAGGCTCTTCTAAGAATCCCATTGCTCCCAGGGACCGTAGGCTCGGCCACACACCCGCGGTAGGATCTCCCATAGAATCCAGATCGCGTATGAGTTGCGCTATGTTTCGCCGTGTTGCACAATATGCCGGCCAGACATCTTTTACAAGGGCGCCCCAGCGTGGCCCCATGTGACTATTCTCCCAAGCCCCCCATGCCTTCTGCGCCTCTCGTTTCGCCGCATTTACGGCACCCTTCAATCTTGCGGCCAGCTCGTCACGCTGCTCCATAGCCTCTAACTCTGCCGGCGTCACTGTAAATTCCGCAAGGGCTTTCTCCTCCTTTTTCAACTCTGCAGAGACACCTGCGAGGAGCGCCTGATGTCTTTTATACCAATAGGATTGGTGAAGGAGCTTTATCCAATCCAAGTTCCCCGACTGGAGCGTCTTCAGTAGAAAGTCGTAGTGAAAGGTCATGCGGGACTGAAACGTTGATTTCGCCCCCGTCATCATTCGCCGCACATCCTCCAAATCTTCCGGGTGTCTATCGGGTAGATATAGCACGAGCCCCTTGTCGTCTTTTCCGCGCCTGCCCGCCCTCCCCGCCATCTGTATGTATTCATCCGTGTTTAACATGCGTTGCCCCCCCGTCGCATCATCATATTTCCTGTAGGCAGTAAAGACCACTGTCTTTGTAGGCATGTTGATACCGACCGCAAACGTCTCCGTGGCAAAGAGGAGTTTCACAAATCCCTTGCCAAAGAGAATCTCCACGATTTCTTTGAGAACAGGCAACAGGCCACTGTGATGAAAGGCAATCCCTCGTTCTAACAAGGGGCGCAAGGTATTGTATTGTGGCATGCGCAATAAATTCTCGCCATACCGGTGCAGGTGGAAATCAAGAATGTGTTTTACAGAGGCCGTGTCCGAAGAATCCAATAGGGTGTGTTCCGAATTCTCTGCGAATCGTTCACAATCCTTTCGCGAGAAGACAAAGAAGAGAGCTGGGAGAAGATTCTGTTCCTGAAGGCGAGACACCAATTCATTCATCTGGTGTTTATATGCCTTGATACCCCCCTTTCGGCTCACAGGTCCATCCTCATATCCTCCGCGCCTCCTATCGGCCACCAAGGCCTTGTGATCCTCCGCCATTTTCAACTCCCCTTTTCGCCATCCGAGCCACCCTTTATAGTTCTGGGCCTCAAATCGGTCTTTTGCGTCCATAATAGGCACGAGCTGATCCCCCTGATACACGGCATGGAGAAGTGGGACAATTCGGTATTGTGTAGAAATGAGATGAATGGGTTTTTGCTTCAATTCACCCAACCAGCTCGCAAAGATTTCAGGGGATTCAATGGTTGCCGAAAGAAGAACAAGATTCACTTCGCGGGGGAGAAGAATCATTGTCTCCTCCCATACGGCCCCACGATCCCGATCATTGATATAGTGGCATTCATCAAAGACCACCGCATCTAGACGATCCAGGCTCAGCGCCGCGGTAATTCCCAGATTCTTCGTCGCCGAATCATGTTTAAAGAGGAGATTTCTGAGAATCTCCGTGGTCATTATTACGACATCGGCGTCTGGTTTATATTTAATATCTCCCGTCATAATTCCCACACTCGGATACATGCGCTTGAGATCATCAAACTTCTGATTGGAGAGTGACTTGATAGGGGTTGTATAGAAGACACGGCCACCTTTTGCCAGGCTGTGTGCTATCTGGTATTCACCTACGAAAGTCTTTCCAGATCCCGTTTTCGCTGTTACAAGAACATTTTCATCGCGGCTTATTGCAGCTACGGCATGTTGCTGAAAGGGGTCTAACGCGAACTTTAACTCCATCGCAAGCTTCTGGGGCATAGTGCCACAGGGTTCAGATGGTTTTACAATATTCAAGAATGCCGACATGGTCTTATATACATCGCATGTTACGCAAAACACTATCAATTTTATGCGTTCATTGCTTTCTGGCTGCGGCGATGCGTTTTCCCCTTGTTGGACCGTGTTTTCCTGTGCTTCTTAGATACCTCTCCGCTATTCGTTTGCGCCAAGGAAATCATTGAATCAACAAGCTTCTTCACAGATTCCCCCATGGCCTTCATAGATGCCCCCACGGATTTCTTTTGAGTAGAGTTGTTCGCCGCGGACATATTTGGAAATGTTACCTTTTTTGTCTTAGATGCGAATTTCCCCTGATTTCTATCAATGTATTCCTGCATCTTTGCCTGAAACGCATTTTCACCTTGTTCTTTACGAATCTTGTGAAGTGCGAATGCCTCATAGGCCTTGGCCTTGGGTGCCTTGGGCGCATTACCAAATGTATTCGCATAAGCTGCTTTTAAATCTTCAAATGTTTTCATACGATCGTCTAGAACCGATTTTGCGGTGGCACTCATCGGCTTTTTCGTAGGTAAAGCAGGAACAGCTATATTTTCACCCTGATTCATACTAGCGGCAAGTTCTGCTTCGGCATTGTTGGCAGGAACTTCTGCCGAGTTATTGGCCGCATTGTTATTGGCAGGAACTTCTGCCGAGTTATTGGCCATGTTATTGGCAGGAACTTCTGCCGAGTTATTGGCCATGTTATTAGCCATGTTATTGGCAGGAACTTCTGCCGAGTTATTGGCCGCATTGTTGGCCATATTATTGGCCGCAGTGTTCGCCATGTTATTGGCAGGAACTTCTGCCGAGTTATTGGCAGCATTGTTGGCAAAAACTTCTGCCGAGTTATCTGCAACTCCACTGTTATTCACAAGATTTCCAAATTCATCCTGCTCTGTTGGCGAGGAAGCGTTTTCTGCGCTCATCTATTCTATGGCAGGATTTAATATCTCGGTCCGTTCCATCCAGCCATATCCGGATTCTCTTTCTTCTTTTCCGGGGCAGTTGGCGGTTTAGGACCAAATGTTGTCACCGCATACGGAAGCATATAAAGCGACAGGGATACGGTGATAAATATAAATATCATGCTTCGCTCCTTGAAAAACATGGCAAGGGCGCCCACAAAGATTAAGAAAGCCGCGTGTGCTGCGAGGGCCCGGGGACCATGTTCTTTCGAATATTTCTTAAGAGCATCAATCATTTCATTATTCCCTGAAGGTATCAAATTAATGGCACCGTAATAAAATAAGACATCATGAATGAGCTGAACCACAATAAGAGCGCATACGAATACAAAAGGAGACCACGCATGCCCCGTTTCCGTGTAGAATCGCGTATAGCCCCATCGGGCCACTTGAAATAGGATAACAATCAAGCTCGTATTCGCAAGAATACCTTCCAGGCCAAACGTGTCAAAATAAGCATTCAGACTATTCCCACCAATTACACCCAGGCGTGTAAGAATAGTGGCAAAGTTAATAGCAATCACGGTGGCCGACGCAATAGGCAATATATCATCCGCCTGTTTATAGTCGCCAATATCACCGAGCCTAAAGATATCATCTGCGGAGGCTTTGAACTCCATCTATATGTATATCAGATGGAAGTTGCCGGCTGGAATTGTTATCTTTTGAAAACCTGTGACGAAGGCTCTCAAAAGACATATGTAGGTGTTACGCCGGATCTGGACAGACGCTTACGACAGCACAACGGGATTCAATCCGGTGGAGCAAAAGCGACTCATGGACGCGTCTGGGAGCGCGTGTGCCATGTGCGCGGGTTCCCAGATCATCGGGCAGCTCTCCAATTTGAATGGCGTTGGAAACAGATTTCACGGGGTTTGAACGGTTCTCCTGTGGATCGGCGTTTTCAGGCTCTACAGATGTTGCTCGGACTTGACCGACCCACTTCCGCCGCTGTGCCGTATAGTGAATATGCCGCCCCGCTGGAAGTTATTATGGAGTCGTCGCAAGAATCTCCTTGAAGCTCCTGTCTAAGGCCTCCACCTTCTCCTCCTCCCGTTTCGGATCCAAATGCGGATAGAGTTCATACAGCTCTTTTAATTTCGCCGTGGCCTGTTCCAACTTTTCCTGGAGACTCACTTCTTTCGAACTCGTAGACTTCCATAAAATCCCCTCTGTCTTGAATTCAATGGCGAAGCGATCACGGTGATATCCGTTCGCCTGCACATACCATACATGTTTCGGAATATCTTCCGGTTTAATACCACACATCGGTGGCAGCTCCACATTCCTCTTTTTCTTCGCATGTCCCGTCGTAGCCACGGATGCATCTATACATCTCAGATTTTCACGCCGATTATCAAGGCCATTTTTACTGATATGCTGAACAATCTGGCTGGGTCCGGGTTTCATTAAAAAGTTGTGTAGATAGACTTCCCGCTTTTTGATTTCGCCGCCCGATACATCTACTTTCACAGATGTGGCAATATAGTTTCCAGATGCGAAATGCCATGTGTGTTCTTTGACTGTGGGAAGATCCGCGCTGTCAAAGACAAACTCAATTAACATTCCTTTAAAGAGAATACTCCCTATTGTTGCGACACCCACTGTTCTATACGATACCTTCCCCATTCCTATTGTGGGCGGGGTTAGACACCGGGGTGGATTGGGCGCGGGATAAACACCGATTAACTAAGAGGTTATTCCCCGTAGGGGGCGCACTTAACTTCGGTATTTCACGGTAGTTTCTGTTTCGCAGTTTATGTTGCTGGGGGCTCAGCGCGGGATGTAGCTTGTTGGTTATGACAAGAAACGACACCAATGTTTACTTTCTTTTACACCTTCGTCGTAAATACGATTACGCTCGTGGCGACCACAGTAGCCGTTTTCTGATGGAGGAAATTTACATGCGCTCCCTGTTCCCGCACGATTGCCTTACACGTTGCCATTTCTAAAATAGTAACGCGAAAGAGTTTAAGCTGTCCCCGGATTCGTCAGGAATGTGGCGTTTTACTGAGTTTTCAGGTCGCCCGTTCACATACGAAAATCAAGTAAAAACAACATGCCTGACTTGAATGTGACATAAAACCGTCCCCAGTTTCTTAATTGCTGTAAGCTAATCCTCCCATCCCGCTCATCACGCGTAACACGTTGTAGTTGGTGGCGAACACATACACGGAGGAGCTGGTGACAGACCCAACGGCGTTGTTGGACACGGTCAGAAGCAGAGTGGTGTTATCAATACGGGACAAGTTGCAGGTCCCGCTGGGCTGGTGCTGCTCAGGCTGCAGGGCAAAGGAATACACGTTGATACCGACGGCGGGCACGTTGGTGTGGTGCTGGTAGGGCTGGACCTCGTTAAAGTAGCGTCCCTCACGCACCTGGAACCTGTCGTGGCCGTTGAGCTGGAGAAGGGCAGTGACGCAAGGGTTCTTGCCAGCCATGCCCTCCACGCGGGTGACGGAGTAACCAGACTCCAGCACGGAGCGGTCCCACCAGTCAGAGAAGTTGAAGGGCTGCTGACCCTTCCAGGCGTTCACCACGGTGTCATCGCAAGACACGAAGGAATCACGCTGCACAACCCACACAAGCTCCTTGCAAGGGTGGTTGAAGTTCAGCTTGAGCTTGTTGGCGGAGGAGGTGATGGACTCGGCGCCCGTGAACTGGAGGGTCTCGATGAGGTACTCGTGAGACACCTGGGCAAACTTGCGTCGCTCGTCCGTGTCGAGGTAGATGTAGTCCACGTAGAGAGAGGCGGCCTGGAGGTTGGCGGCGGCCACGCGGTCTCGGATGGTGTGGTAGTTGGAGGTGATCTGAGGGGTGACGTCCCAGCAGAGGTTGCGGAGGTCGTTGAACTCCAAGTTGATGCGGACCTCGTGGTATTGGAGAGCAATGAGAGGGAGAGCCAGACCAGGGTTGCGGCAGAACCAGAACTGGAGAGGGATGTAGAGGGTGTAGGCAGGGGCGCAGTTGACCTGCTCGTTGGAGGAGTTGGGCTCCCCACCGGCGCAGTCATCGTCGCAAGGCTCACCACCCTGCACCAGCAGGTTGGTCAGCACGGGCACGTTGCCAACCATCTTGGCGTAGCCACCCTGCTTGCCGGCCTCCTGGGTGAGCTCATTCCAGATGTGCATCCAGTTGCCGTAGTGCTTGTCGATGCGCTGGCCACCAATCTCAATCTCCACGGACTTGACAAGGTTGTGGCCCACCCAGTTGAGCCAGCGGAACTGGGCACCAGAGCCATCGCTGGTCTGGAGGGTGACCTGAGGCAGAGTGGCCTGCAGGTACATGCGGTGGATCAAGTCACCATTGCGCTGAATGGTGCAGGTCACACGCTTGCCAAAGCCAGGAGACCCGTTGAAGGGGTTCTCAATGGACTCCATGGCAAAGTTGGTGTGACGACGATAGACCACCTTGAAGAAGGTAATCTGGGGATTCCCAGTCAAGTAAACATCCTGTGCGCCATAAGCTACAAGCTGCATCAAACCGCCACCCGTCATTTGTTTATACCCCTTCACAAGAAATAAATTTCACGGGGGCAGGAGATTTTTAGCGAAGCCGGGGAGATCTTGAATTTTTCGCCCTTTTTTTGACTATTTTACGGGGTCTGCCGGGGACTTCTTTTTTTAGAGAGAGAGCGCGCAGCCGAATATAGCCTAAACGAACATCCTCAACAAAATGAAGAATGACATCAGAGGATGCATTTTTTAAGATTCGTCCCACGAAACGGAGCAATCCTGAAGCTAGAACTACGCTGGATTCGCTTCACACCCTTCGAGTCCAAAATATGCTTGATCGTGAAAAAGATATTGAATCTTTGAGGGAGGAAATGTCTCAACTACAGAAATCATGTCGTGAAACACGGGATGAGGTCGTATATGAACAGTTTCAAAAGCGTATAAAAGATCTGGAAAAAGAAATAGAAAAACGTAATGGAGGAAATGAATTATATGACTATTTTTTAAACACCGGTGATATCTTGTATGATTATTATGAAATTCAGGAAAAAATCCAGAAAGGCGAAGAGCCTCTTATGAAACGAGTCGCATCGAAGCCTGGGTCTGTTCTAGCAGCTCTAGAATCCGCCGCTGCGACAGAAAATCCAACACGAATTGTAAGCACTACGCCGCAAGGAAGCCAGCAAGGGCGGGACAAACTATTAGAAAAATATTTACTAATGGTTCACCCTGAACATGTCCGCGGATCCAACGAAATTGAGAATGATCCATATGGGGAATGTGACAAGTGTCAGAAGGAGATGATATTTAGCGCGAATGAGGCCGTCTTCACATGCACGGAATGTGGATATCAGGAATTTGTTCTCGTTGATTCGGATAAACCCAGCTATAAGGATCCCCCGCGCGAAGTATCCTATTACGCCTATAAACGTATTAACCATTTTAATGAATGGCTGGCGCAATTCCAGGCCAAGGAAAGCACGGAGATTCCACAAGAAGTCTACGAGGCCATTTGCGCCGAACTCAAAAAGGAGCGTATTCTTGATTATAGAACACTCTCACGCCAGAAGGTGCGGGAGATTTTGAAAAAACTCAAGTATAACAAATATTACGAGCATGTGCCGCATATTATGAACCGCTTGAATGGGCAACACGCACCAGTGATGAGCAGAGAAGTGGAGGAAAAGTTGCGATACATGTTCAAAGAGATTCAGCCATCTTTTCAGAAAAATTGCCCCAAAGACAGGAGCAATTTTCTTTCGTATTCCTATGTTCTTTACAAATTCTGCGAGTTGCTGGAACTGGACGAATATCTCTCTTCCTTTCCGCTCTTGAAGAATCGCGACAAGCTCTATGTTCAAGATAAGATCTGGGAGAAGATATGTCTCGATCTGGCATGGCAATTTATTCGTTCTGTTTGAGATTGTCTCTCTATTCCACGCGTTTTATATGGGCTGTATCTCGTTCTCGTAAAATTTAAGGAATAAAAAAAGCACATGGTATAATATATATGGAAATCCCGGCTGTCCCCGAGCAGATAACAGTCATGCCTGCGAAGAAGTTTCCGAGCGCTGTAATATATGTGCTACAGTGTATTGATAACTACTACTACATTGGTTCAACTATCAACCATCCACGTTATAGATTGAATAATCATAAAAAAGATTCTACCATATTTCCCGATAGAAATGTATATGCCCACATTAATACCATAGGCTGGGAGAATGTAAAACTGCAAATTGTAGAGCAGTATCCATGTGATACAAAGGAACACCTACATCAGCTTGAAGATCAATATATTAAAGAGTCCTTGGGCGATATTTACTGTTTAAATCATATTAGAGCATCTGTTTCAGATAAAGAACGTAGAGAGAATGTTGCTAACTATTACCTTACCAACAGGGAAAAGATAATCGAGCAACATCGTGAATACATACAAACCAATAAAGAAAATGTAGATGCCTACCATAAAAACTACCGGATTGAAAATGCTGCAGAGAGGGCTGAATATAGTAGAAAATATGCGGCAGAGCATCGTGAGGCGGTCAAGGCGACCAAAAAGGCGTATTACGAACAGCACAAGGAAGAAATTATTGAGAAGCAAAAAGCGTACGTTGAGGCCAACAAGGATGTAGTAAAGCTGCGAAAGAAGGAATGGGCGGAGAAAAACAAGGAGCATCTGGAGGAAAAGCGTAAGAAGTATGCGGAAGATAATAAAGAAGCCATACAAGAGAGGGGCAAGGAATATTATGAAAAGAATAAGAATGTCATTAAGGAAAAGCTAAAAGTCTATCGTGAAGAAAACAAGGAGAAGGCGAAAGAATACATGAAGGCATATAGAGAGCAGAATCGTGAAAAACTATCAGAATCACATACATGTGATTGTGGCGGTAAATACACTAAGAATCATGAGGATGTTCATAAAGCCAGTAAACGGCATGTGAAATTTGTCGCATCTACGAGCCCTTCAACAGCCCCCCATACGTTTCCTTGATTTTATTTGAAGTTTCACTGAAAGTCTCGGGAATATATCATATTTACTCCATACTCGCCTTACAGGCGGGCACCTGGAAAGCCGACGAGATTGGCGCCAATACCGAACCCAGCGCCCTGGCGTGCCGTAGCTCCAATACTGGGGCTCACCACATCCAGAATGGCGAAAACAGCCGCGGCCACTACACCCAGGGTGAGGATCTCATCCCAAGGGAGTCGGTGACGAGGAACAAAGATCGCAGCCACTGCCACAAACAGACCCTCCACCAAATATTTGATCATGCGATTCAGTATCTCGGATGTGGCGTCCATAACTTCTATATTTCACATAGAGATTTTTTCCGAGTTCCTGCGTTTTTTCCATCTAAAGCAAAGCCTCTTGCCTACTACAGAATGTCAAGCCCTGCGCACGAGGATTTTCTGGAAGAGGATGTTGAGATCCCAGGACAGAGGTTCTGTCTCCTAAGTTTCCTCAGTCCGGAGAAGGTCCTTGCAAATAAGGATGTATTCCTTTTCAACCAATTTATCAAAACATACGAATTCCAGAGCCGGACAAAGAATCTGGAGGCCTATCTCATGAACCTTGTGACTGGGATTAACGCAAAACTCGACAAAGAAGCTGATTCACTTCTAGAACAGGATCTGAGCGGCGCATCAGAGATATGTCGTAAATCTAAAATCCGCCTGGATACCCTCATGGACGATTATCACAACTTTGTAAAGACCAATGAGCATGAGCTAAAAGAGTCAAAGCTCAAGGAACTCTATGACGACTTCCTGTTTGCGAATAGGACAAAGATGGAGGATGAATTTTACGCACAGAACGATTTCCGAACGACGGTTCGTGGTCTGAAGATTCGCGGTGTCTATGGGACACAAGGCGAGGCGGTGGCCCGATCCAAGAAGCTCCAGCGCCAAGATACACTTCATAATATCTTTGTAGGCGAAGTCGGGAAATGGCTTCCATGGGATCCGGAGCCCAGCGAGATTGGTGAGCAAGAATATGCCGAGGAGCAACTGAATACATTGATGAAGAAGTATAAGGAGAATGAGGAGCAGCGCGAGCAGTTCCAAAAGGAGCAGCGTGGCAGGCACACTTCGAAGAGATCCGAGGAGGCGGGTGTGAAAATGATTTCGGATGAAACCTCTTCACCGGAATCATTCTCGGATATGTTCAGTTCCGTGGGACCTGCCGATCTTGCAATGGCCCGTAAAACAGTGAAGGATCTTTCTGGAAATTCTGCGTAATAAGTATAATGCACCCATCCATTCTTGCGCATATTCTCAGTGGAGCATTGATGTTTCTGGCGATATATTTATTTTTTACGAATAAGCTGCGCAACCTTGACCCCTATCGTATGCTCGTGTTAGTCTTATTGTTTTCTGTTACTATCGGTGTTCACGCTATTTCTCATTTGGGCCTTGAGAGAGCCTATGGATATTTTTAGAAGCTCCTCCTCTTAATAAATAAAACGTCTTGTAGAAGTTTTATTTATTATTCTGTGATACGATTCTGTATTATTTACCAGGGAAGTAATTATTCGTAATAGGTGCCATCACAGGGCGGCAGACATTCTCCTGACAGAATTCACCCTCGCTACATGTAACACCCTTGCAGTCGCCCTTGCGAGAATCAAACCCCCCACTGGCCTGGAAGCCTTCGGGGAATGAACGCGCAAAGGTGCGTCGGATTACAGGGAGGAACGCCACGGCAAAGACAAGAACAAGGAGCAGGCCTACCAGAGAATATCC